ATTTAATAAAAAAAAAATAATAAATAATAATAATATAGATATAATACAGTAAGAAAATGAAAAAAATGAAAAAAAAATTGATGGGGAGGGTATTTCCTCAACCCCCTACTTTTAGGGGGGGTATAAAATTAGAAATTTAATTTATAAATCATAACTCCCGAAATTTTAGAAAAAGTAACTTTGTCCTCATAACTTTTAATGCGAGTTCCAAATTTGGTAAGTGAAGGTCTTGAGTTCATATTATTACCACACATTTCGTAGTAATTACAAAATGTTCTGTATAACTCCATTCCTTTCATTTTACTTTTAATTGTAGAAAGTTCTGTGTCATCTGCGTTCTCTTTCCAGTACTCAATAAATTCCGCAATAACATCTACATTATGTTCTTTCATAATTTCCATAATCTTATTGTTCTGTCTATCTCTTGACGCATTAAAATTAGATAAATCCCTATCAATTAATTCCTGATAAAACTTCCTCATAATAACATCGTCTTCTAAAGCAGTAGCAAGTTTATTAAAATACTCTACATTTCCCTTTAATTCACTACTTGTAGCAAATACCATAAATCTTCTGTCCCCTTCTTCTAATTTTATACAATTAAGGTTGTTAGTAGTAATAATATAATTCATAAAATCTCTAATTCTAATACTATCAACTCCTTTCTTCTCCATCTCAATAGTTTTACCAGTAATACTTTCTTTAATAATTTCATTAAGTTCAAATGTATCCTTACCACTTGCCTCATTTAAGACACATAATAACTTACCTTGAGTATTTGTAAATTTACCGAATACTTTGTCTGTTTTACAAGTAGTAATTATTTTATTGTCTCCAATAATCTTTTTAAGGAATTCTTCGGCAACCATAGATTTACCAGTTCCAAAGTTCTTATCATAAAGAACAACGCACACTTCAGTTTTTTTATGTGGAAACTGAACTATATGCGCCAACCAGTTTAAAAACCATTCATAATCTATCTCGTCTCCTTTTAATAATGTTTTTAAATGAAAATGTAATAAAGAAGTATCTGCTTCTTCGTTTAATGGAATACTTTTAATGGGAAAATCATTCCATAGGTTAAAAGTATTTTTAGGACACATACCTTTAGTAGGGTAATAATCTACATTATTATAAAATCTAATATCTTCATCATACAACCATCTTAATAAAAACGGGTTTTTAATTGATTTACCTGTTTTCTCATCATATTCCCAGTAATGTAAGTGCTGATAAGCAACGCCGAAATCGCTTCTTTTGTATAAAGCATAATCATTCTTTTTAGTTTCCACAAACATAGTAGGACTTAAGATTTTAGCAAAATATTTTTCAAAATAATTTTTTTTATAATTATATGACTGACATAAATTAAATGTTTTTATATTAAAATCTTCCGTATCCAGTAAAACTAAATCTTTTGTATCAATAGCATCCTTGAATGGTTTTATAATAAATTTTATATTTTCAAAATTAATATAAGTATTATTATTATGACTTAAAGAGAAATTATACTGATTGATTGTATTAATAAGATTATCAAAATCCCCGTCAATTTTCTTTAATATTTGGAAACCGTCATAGTTATATGAAGTAATTGTAAAATTATTTTCTCTAACAATTTCAAAACATTTCATAATAATTAATGTTTCGTATTCCTGTAATATGACTGATAGTATTTTAGAGGGTTTAACTTTAAATTTTTCAATATCAAATTGTTTATTATATTTCTTTTTTGCTTTATCTAATCTTCTGTTTGTTTCATAATCAACTATATCTTTGAAGCGTTTGTCTTTAATAATTAAATTTGTATTAATTTGTATTTCATTAACAAACTGATTAATGAATTCAGGTAATTCGCACTCAATATTAAATTCTTTTCTCCAAGCATCAATAGAACCTCCGTATAATATTCTTGTTATAAGATTTTTAACTATGTCTTTCTTGTCAAAATTAGTTTTATTGTTTTTATTATATTCGTTAATTAAATTTTCATTAATTACAAATAAATCAATAATTTCTTGTCGTTTTTCACAATAGTATTTTAAAAATTCAATATCATAAAAATCATTTGTCTTACATATATCAAGTAATAAATTACTATGACAATTGACTATATCTATGTCATATTCAGTATTCTTAAATAAAGCACTTCTTATACAATTCCACATAATAGTAGAACTTCTAACTTTGTGGTTTTTGACAAAATACCGCCCGTATTTGTTATACTTAATATAAGTAACATCAATTCCAGTTTCCTTATATAATTCGCAATAATTTCTAACCTCGTCTCTTTGAGAAGACCATATGTCAGGGTGCGTCCATATGTTCTTAATCAAAGTAGCATCAGGAAATTCTTTTAATATAAAAGTGTTGTTCGGCATTTTATATTATATATATATATTTTATTTTTTTAAATCAATTAAAAAATAAATATTTATTTCAGTTTTTTTTAAAATAAAAAAAATAAATATTTAAAAAATTAAGGTTTAATGGGAATAGGTTTAATGTAATTACTTTTTAGTTCGGGTGGAAGAGTGCCTATAATTTCAGGTGGCGGTATAGGACTTTGTCTTGGTATAACGGGTGGTACTAAAGCAGGGACTACGGGACTTTTTTCTTCATCGCTAAAATCTAAACTAATAGGTGTTTTTCGTTTTCTCGTTGCTCTTTCCATTATTTAATATTAATTTATATTTTAAAAATTTTTTATTAAACATTTTCAATATCATAACTTTCTGCTATGGTTTTAATGTTCGTGCCTCGGTTTTCACTCATTTTTTTAATTTCTTGTAAATTACCCTTGTAAGCATTAACAATAATTTTAAAGTAAGCACCTTCCCCGATACTATCAAGTGTTGCCTTTTTAATCCAGTAACCTAAATTGTCGGGGTTCGGTACAAGTGTATCGCCTCTTGATTTAATGCGTTTCATAGCAGTAATAAATTCTTTGTCTGTAATAGTATTCATTTTCATACCATAGGTTTTACTGGTTTTGTAATTATTGCGAATATAAACAATTTTATCTCTTGCCATCCACATATAATTTTTAGTGTCGTCTTTAGTGTCTCGTTTCTTATCTACAATAACAAAATCAAGGTCTTCGTTTCTTACCTGAAAATTAATTAATAAATAATTAATGACATACTCTACCCATTTGTCATTTTCATACAGATATTCCATATATTCAAGTAGGTCGGGATATGAAGGTAATTTTTTAATTTCATTCTTTTTCTTGACATCTTCTTTAATATTACCCTTCCAAATGTCTCTTTGTTTTTCAAGTTTCTTCGTCTCGTAGTTATATAACTTTCTCACAAGAATACCTATATTTAATCTCGCCTGTTTAGTGTTATTATTTTCTTGTAGGTCAGCAATTTCAATAATTTTATCTTCACTACTTTCGTGAATGTCTTTACCTAAATCCGCCCTTAATTTAGTATATTGTTGTTTGTAAGTTTTAATAGTCTTTTCACTCTTACCCTCAAGTGAAGCAAGGAATACCTCAAGTTCAGTAATTTCGGGTTCGCTTTCAGTATCACTCATAATTATTATATAATAAGATTTTATTTTTAAATTAATTAAATAATTATTTATTTATTTCAATTTTTCTTTAAATAATTTTAATATTTTGTTTTCTTGAAAAATCTTTATTAAGGTATTTATTGACTGTATTTTTGAAATTATTAATATAATACTTTTCTCTCTCTTTGGAGCAATCATTTTCTCCTAAAGTTTCAACTAATTCAATTTTACAATCATTAAATTTTAAAACATTAAAGGAAGTACAAGAACCTATATTATTTCTAAAATTATATCTGTGTTGTGCTAATCTTTTACATAACAGTTTTGCCCGTGTTTTACCTATATAGCAACAATTACCTTCTTCGCTAAAAATTCTGTAAATTTTCATTTTTAAAAATAATAAATATTTTATTTTTCATTTTTTTACAATTAAATATTTATTGGGAGTATCGCCGTATAAGGTAGTCCAATTCATTTTTTCGTATTGTTCGTCGTATATATCAAGTCGTCTATCTTTGGCGTCTTCATAAGAATTAAAACTTCCTTTTTCTAAAGTATAAAAAGAATAGTCAAGAGTAAAATACCTAAATACTTCTCTGTCGGGTAAGGGACTATCTGTCTTTAAACTATGAAGATATTTATGATACTGACTTTTTAAACTACTCATACGAAGTCGTGCGTCTTTCATAGTAGTAATGTCTATGTAGAAGTCTTTTGCTGGGTTTTTGTTATTAGAAATTTTAATAAAAGAGACTTTTGAATACATATAATAAATAAAAATATAATAATTTTTGATTTTTTTCAAGTATTATATTAAATGACTTCTACGAGAGACCCTTTACCACCCGAACCAACACAACTTGAGGATTTACCAAATGAATTACAAAGAAAAATAATTTTAGATGCTTATAACAGAGACCCCGCAAAAGAAAGATTTAATGAGACAATTAGACATATTCAGTTAAACAATAACTTAAGACAGATGGCGCAGAATAATTTAGATTACTATTCTAATTTAGCGCTTACATCACCAGTTGGAAGTCCTATAGAACAAGGGGCAAGAGCATTAGTTCAGGGATACAATCAGGAAGTAGGAAGATTTACAAATATAATAAATGAACTTAATGAAAGTAACAGAGAGGATGCGAGACTGCGTAGATTTTATAGAGGTCACATAAGAGGATTAGAACGTCAATTAAGAACGAATGAGACTTAATTGTTCTTTAATTTTTTCAACCATAATTAATTTTAAAATATCATAAAAATTATCAAGCATTCTTTTAACACAAGTGGAGTTATGTTGTTTTAATTTAACTAAATGAGAATGATGAAGATTAATTCTTTTTCTTAATACAGTAAATAGTTTATCAACAGGTTTATCGTATTTAATACAATTAATTAATTCACAGAAAGATTTATAAACTTTTTCTCTCACAAGAAATACCATTAATTTAAAATTAATTTCCCCATTTAATTTTTTTTGTAATAATTTGCGTTGAGTTTCAATACCATACATTTCCGTATCAAGCATATCCTGAACTACACTCAACTTCTTTTTATAACTCATTACTGTTTATAATAATAATATATTTTTATATACTATTATAATAAACAAAATGACATAGGGTAAATTTTTTTTTAAAAAAAAATTGAAATAAATTTTACAAATTTTAACCTACTTTACGACATATAGTATATCTAACATTCATAACATTAATTAATAAAAATGACTTGCTTAAAAGACACTTGGACTTGGTTGTCACAAAAAGAAAATAAAGAAAATTATACTATTATACACGCAATAGTAGAAAGACCGAGCGATGGGTTAAGACACCCTCACGCAGTCATATATAATAAAATTACAGGTAATATTCACGAGGTAAGTAATATTTTTAAAAAGAATAATGTAATATTACCTTTTAAATTTTGGATAATAGCGGGTAAAGTATCAAATATAAAACAGTATGATTTTTATGAATTAAATGAAAAATTATTAAAATTTAAGAAGTGGAATTTTTACCATATAAAAAAGGAATGAGTGAGTAGTTAAACATAATCTTTTAAATTTACTTTATCATAGAAACTCATTATAAAATCTACTAAATTTATTTTGTAAGGTAAAATGTTTTTACTTTTTCTTTGAAATTTAAAAGTCCATTCGGGGTCTAATTCACTACATATTTCATATGCGTATCTTATGTCTTTTTCTACAATCTCCCTAACATAACTTCTCATCACATCACGCATATAAATTTTGTATCGTTGTTCGTCAATAGTTCCACAAGTAAAAGGCATTTTTCACTTAACACACGCATCGTCCCTTAAGGTAATTTGATTTTTGTAAAATTTTGTAAAAAAAATTACAAATTTTAACCTACCTTACGACATAATGAATACCTTAAGGTAAGAACGAAATACGTGAATTAATATGAATACTAACCGGAATACCACAAGAGCAACGATTTCGCAGGAAGAGTATGATAAATCAAGTAAGTTTATTAATTTATTAAATGGTGTAATGGAAATCGTTTTTAGCGTAAGTGAAAAATTAGACAATAATGAATATCTTACACTATGTAATAACCTACGAGACCTATACCAACTTGACCCTACTAAAAACGTAGGAGAAGCGTTAATAGAAAGAATAGAAGAAACCGAAGTTGTGATGGAAAATCGGTCAAGGACTACTATGAGAATTAGAACTAAAAAAACGGAGATTTTAAGCGACTATGATAAACTTAAATCAGGTTGTTATACACGATGCCCGGATTGTAGCAGGGTTGTATCTAAATCTTATTTTTCTTCCCATAAGAAAACTGGTGTATGTATTAAAACCAGTTCTTCTAAAAAAATTAGTGCTGAATGTGGCGAATGTAATACAACGAGGCAGGAGGATTTAATCTGTAAGATTACTGCTATAAAGAATAAAAGAAGGAATGAGTGAGTAGTGTGTGGTGGGACTATATTTGAACTTCATATATATATAAATATTTATAATCTATATTTTATAATTTATAAATATTTTCAAATATACTACTACTCTCCCTCCCTACCCTCCCTAAAAATAAAAAAAGAATAATAATAATAATATATATAATAT